GGTGGTGCCACACTCTCGCTCTGTTGACCAGCGTGATGCTGCAGAAGCTCAATTGAAGAAGCTTGACGAGTTCAAAAACCTCTTCAGGCTTGAGCAGGCTGCACGTGCTCGTAAGCAGAATCTTTTAGAACAGCAAAGGCTAGCTGAGCGAGAGAAGGGTTCAACTGTCCCAGGTTTTGTTGATGTTGCAGTGACCAGTTCGGAAGTGGCAGCTACCTTGGTTAATGCCCCAGCAGTTGCGCAATTGAAGCAATTATCTGTTGTTTCTGACGAGCTAGTTGATAAGCTTTTGGTTTTTGAACGAAAGTTGAAGAAGGAAGGTTATACTATCCCTCAAACTACAGTTAGGCCCGGACCCAAGGGTCTCGCCTGGACACCAGATTATTATGCTGGTCGGTGGGAAGCTCTAACTCAAGCCTTTATTAAGCCAAAGGATTCTGTGGAGCCCCACGCATCTACAATATTAAAGGCTAACCAGTTTGTCGACTTTATGAATGATAATGGTACCATCTGTAAAGTCGGTTTTGGCGTTGGGTTGGCCGTTGAAGGCCAGAATCATCAAATGATTCTTACCACGAAGCATGGTCGCACCAGCAAAGCTAGAACAATGGTTAACACCAAACTTCAAGAAACTAATTTGGTTCCACATAAGTTTGTTGATGCAAGGAATTGTGATATTGAGGTGTATGCTACCCCTGGCGGTGTAGGCCTTAAGGAAGGCTCACTCATTATACCAGCAATTGGTCAACCTGTAGGTGTATCGTTTATCAGAGCCGGGCAGACTCACATTGTTAATGGAGTCTTGGCTGGTCATAATGATGTTAAGTATTCCACTACGGATGGTGATGAATCGTTTGGTGATATGTATGCTGATCTCCAGATTCACATCCCCAGTATCTCCACTTATCCCGGAGATTCTGGTGCGCCAATTCTTTATGATGGTAAAGTGATCGGGGTATATAGAGGATCAGGGTCGGGTTCGGCTGGCAATCAGCAAAAACTGTTGATTGCTACTTCGCTGAGACGACTATTTTTGCGTCCTCAACCCCTCGCCGACTCTACGGAGCAGGCGATGCCGTTAAACCCCTAATAAACTTACCCACTGTTACCTCTGTAAATACTGATATACCTTTTTCCTCCATACCAATTTCCTTACCTATAACTGCTCCTAAACTTAATTATCTCGGTAAAATTAAATGTAATATAAGAGATAAAAAACCAAAACATTCTTCCTCTTTATTTAGTCAGTGGCTTCAATGTAATTACCCAAGTTTACATTCTGATGTTTTACGTAATTACACCTATACATACCCAAACTTTCAACATGAGTATGACGGCCTTCTTGCCTCTTCTCATCATTTCCCTGAGCAGTCTCTGAGTTCTATTGCAGACTATAGAGCTGCTCTTGATTGGATGGATTACCATTTTTACCAAATTTATGGTAACCAGCCGCCACTTGCTACAATTTTTGAGGCCAGTACCAAACTGGTGTCTACTAGCTCTTGTGGCCTTTATTGGCAGATAAATCATAAGTGCAAGAAATTTTCTGACGTAATTGAAACAAATCTGGCCATCCCATTTATTGCTTCTACTCAGAAGTTTGTGGATTCTTTACTTTCTCCGCATTGGGTTCTCCCAATGGGGAAAGTGTTTGTTAAGGTTGAACCTCGTAAAATTGACC